GTTCAATACATTGGGGGTCAAACATCTCCAGATGAATTTATAAAAAATCAAGCGTCAACGATTGACGGAACTCAAACAATAGACAGTGCAGTTCTTGCAGGACCTATTACTGTTCCTGCAACTATAACAGTAACGGGGACTTTAGTAATAGTATAATGTCAAAAATAGAAGTAGATGCAATAGATAAACAAAGTGGTTCCACTCTTACAATCGGTGGTTCTGGAACTACTGTACAATTAGGGACTGGCGCTAGTCAAACAGGTTTTGGTCGTACTGGAACTGTTGATTGGCAGACAGGCAGTATTAAGACAGGTAATTTTACAGCAGCAAATGGAGAGGGTTATTTTATAGATACATCTAGTGGAGCTGTGACTGTAAGTTTACCTGCTGGAACAGCGGGAGCTATTGTTGCTTTTAATGATTATAAAGATAATTTTGGTACAAATGCTGTAACAATTTCTGCAAATGGATCAGATAAAATTAGTGGAAGCAGTTTAGATGGAACATTAAATGTTGATGGTCAAGCTGTTACTTTAGTTTTTGTAGATAGCACTGAAGGTTGGAAAACAGTAAACGATTCTCAAAATCAAATTATTGGACAAAGTTTTATAGCTGCAACAGGTGGAACAACTTCTTGTTGTGGAAATTTTAGAATTCATACATTTACAGGTCCAGGAACTTTTTGTGTATCGGCCGTATCGTGCACCTCTTCACATAATAAAGTAGATTATGTAATTATTGGTGGTGGTGGCGGTGCTGGTTCAGGAAACCCAGCATCTGGTGAAGGTGGTGGCGGCGGTGGAGCTGGTGGTTTTAGAGGTTCTGCTGGAACTGACACTGGTTCTTATAATGCAGGTCCATCTCCTGTAGTAGGTTGTGTAGCAGCACGAACAGTTTCAGTTCAAGCTTATCCAATAGTTGTAGGTGCTGCTGGTTCAGGAACACCAGCTCCAAGTGATTGTGCAGGGACTAGTGGTAATAATTCATCTTTTGATACAATTGTAGGTGCCGGCGGTGGCGGAGGTGGAAGTAGAAATATGTCACCTCCAACTCTTTCTGCATCATATGCTAAAACAGGCGGTTCTGGTGGTGGCGAATGTTACCACGAAGGTCCAGGCTCAAATACACCAGGTAAAGCAGGAAATACACCTCCTGTTAGCCCATCTCAAGGAAATCCAGGAGGACAACATATTTGTGCCTCTGCTGGTGGAGGTGGTGGAATAGGTGGTGCTGGAGGTAGAGGAACTACTTGCACAGCAGGAGGACCAGCAGGATTAGGAATTGAAAATTCAATAACAGGTAGTGCAGTTGGATACGCAGGTGGTGGTGGCGGAGGAACAGGTGGACCAACAATAGCTCCCGCACCCCCAGTTGGTGGTGGAGGAGCAGGTGCTAATCCTACAACTTGTGCAACAGCAGGCACAGCCGCTAGAGGTGCCGGTGGCGGTGGTGGAGATGGAGGCAAAGCGGGTCAAAACGGTGGTGGTGGTATAGTAATATTAAGATATAAAAAAGCATAATTATGACAAGTACAATTAAAGTAAATACAGTAACAACAGAATCAGGATCTACATTAACTTTAGGTGAATCTGGTAAAACAGTAACACTTGCATCAGGTGCATCTCAAACAGGTTTTGGTAGAACGGGAACAGTAGATTGGCAAACAGGATCTATTAAAACAGGAGATTTTACAGGAGCTAATGGAGAGGGTTATTTTATTAATACTACTGGCGGTGAAGTAACCATGACTTTACCTAGTGCTACTGCAGGTGATATTATTTCAATTCAAGATTATAATAATACTTTTGATCAAAATTCATTCACAATTCAAGCAGGATCTGGCATTAAAATTAATGGTGGAACTGCAGCAGGTAGTTTAAGTTTAAACACAGAAGGACAAGGACTAACTTTAGTTTTCATAGATTCTACGGTCGGTTGGAGATCAATAGAATCTACAACATTTAATACACAATCAACACTTCCTGCATTTGTAGCAGCAACAGGTGGAACAGTAACCACTGTTTGCACCAATTTTAAAGTACACACATTTACAGGTCCCGGTACTTTTTGTGTTTCTTGTGCAGGAAATGGATCAGGTTCTAATACTGTTTCTTACACGGTGGTAGCTGGTGGAGGTTCAGGTGGTACGGATAATTCAGGTGGAGGTGGAGGAGGTGGATTTAGAGAATCAAAAGCAGCAACAGATTCTTACACAGCTAGTCCTTTGAATGCAACTTCTGGACCAACATATAATTTACCAGTTACGGCAACAGCATTTCCAATCACAGTTGGAGGTGGAGGAGCATCAGTTGGACCCACTTCTACAAAAGGTAACGCGGGTTCAACTTCAACTTTTTCGACAATAACATCTGCTGGTGGTGGTGGAGGTGGCGCATATCCAGGTGTAAGTCCATCAACTGGTAATGGTGATGCTGGAGGATCAGGGGGAGGAGGTTTTATTGGACCTGCTCCATCAGGTCCACCTACAAGTAATACTGGAGCAGCAGGTAACACACCCCCAGTAAGTCCACCTCAAGGACAACCAGGTGGAACTGGTAAATATGAACCTCAAGGTAATTCTGGAGGTGGCGGTGGTGGTGCCACTGCAGCAGGAGGAGATTCAACAGCAAGTAGTAGTCCAGGACAACAAGCTGGAGGTGGTGGAACTGGTGCAACAACTTCTATCACAGCAAGTTCTGTAGGTTATGCTGGAGGCGGTGGTGGTGGAGCAGGAGCAAGTTGTTTAGGTGGAAATGGAAGTAGTTGTTTGTCAGGTGGTTATGGTGGAGGTAATCCTGGTAAACCTGCTGGAGGAAGAACAGGGGCACCCCCTACTCAACCTTCTGAAAGTACTGCTGCTGGAGCAACTAATAAAGGTGGTGGCGGTGGTGGATCAAACTCTGGAATAAGTGGTGCAGGTGGCTCTGGTGTGGTAATAATAAGGTATAAGTTTCAATAGGTAAATTATGAGTGAAATAAAAGTAAATAAAATTAGTCCAAGATCGGGCACAACAGTAACCCTAGGTGATAGTGGCGATACATTTACAATTCCTAGTGGTGCAACAATTAATAACCAAGGGACAGCGACAAATTTTGGTGCAACAGGTTCAGCATCGTGGACAACAACAGTTAAGACAGGAGATTTTACAGCAGTGGCTGGCGAAGGATATTTTGTAGACACATCAAGTGGTGAAATTGATGTTGCATTACCAGCTGGAACAGCAGGAGCGGTTGTTGCTATCGCAGATTACGCAAATAATTTTAATACAAATAATGTAATTTTAGTTCAAAATGGTTCAGATAAAATTGCTGGTTCAACTTCTAATGCAATTTTATCAACAGATGGTTTAGCTGTTACATTAATTTTTATAGATTCAACAAAGGGTTGGATTGTAACTGATGATGGAAATCAATCAGTTGCAGATACTAATCCATTCATAGAGGCCACAGGCGGAACAGTAACTAATACACCAACTTGTAGAATACATACTTTTACAGGACCAGGGACATTTTCTGTTTCTGCATTAGCTAGTTCTCCAGCAAATAATCAAGTTTCATATGTGGTTGTTGCAGGTGGTGGCGGAGGTGGTCGAGGAAATAGTAATGGCGCTGGTGGTGGTGCTGGTGGTTATAGAGAAACAAAAAGCCCTGTTACTCCTTATACAGCTAGTCCTTTAGATGGTCAGCCAAATTCACCAAATAGAATAACAGTTACAGCAACAGATTTTCCAATAACAGTAGGCGCTGGTGCAGCAACTACATCATCAACAGGAGCAGGTTCTGATGGTTCAAATTCAAGTTTTTCAACAATAACAGCAACTGGTGGTGGAGGTGGTGGAAATTATAATGTTACAAATGGTCGTCCAGGTGGTTCAGGTGGAGGAGCTGGAGGACCCAATGGTTGTTCAGGAAATGGAAATACACCTTCTCAAACTCCTCCTCAAGGAAATAGTGGTGGAGCAACACCAACAGGAAGTGGACACGCTGGTGGTGGTGGAGCAGGAGCTTCTGGTACTAATGGACCTCCAAGTCCTGGCGGACCAGCAGGAGCTGGTGGAGCAGGAACAACTTCAGAAATTACAGGTAGTCCAGTTACAAGAGCAGGTGGTGGTGGAGGTGGCTATGACAGTGGATCATATACAGGTGGAGCAGGTGGTTCTGGTGGTGGTGGAGGTGGTTCAAATAATAATGCTCCAGGAACAGCAGGAACTGCAAACACTGGTGGTGGAGGTGGTGGAAATGGTCCGATTAATGGTTTAGGTGGTGCAGGTGGTTCTGGTATAGTAATAATAAGATATAAAAATGGGTAGTTGAACCATAATTAAAATTAATATATAAGGAGAAACATTATGGCACATTTTGCAAAACTAGGAGCTAACGGAAAAGTTATTCAAGTGTTAACACTTGATAACAAAGATATGAAAAATGCTGATGGTGTTGAGGATGAATCAGTAGGTCAACAATATTTAGAACAACACAATAACTGGCCTGCACAGATGTGGATTCAAACATCTTACAATACAGCAGGTAACACACATAATTCAGGTGATAACTCAAAAGCATTTAGAGGAAACTATGCAGGCATAGGTTATGAGTGGGATGAGGATAACAATATCTTTTGGCCCAAAAAACCATATGCTTCTTGGGTAAAAGACACTGCGACTGCAAGTTGGAAATCACCAATAGGTGATGCTCCTGTATTGACTGCAGAGCAAACTTCACAAAATGAAGCTAATACTCACAGATGGCATTATGTGTGGAATGAAGAGGGCCAATCCTGGGACTTGACAGACGGAATGGCATAATCTAAAAAGGTATGTGGTATGCAGAAGAAAGTATTATCTGAACAAGCTTTATATTATGGTGATGTAACGATGCCCAAAGATTGGGACATTGATCGAGATAAATTACAAAACGACATTTTAAAATCACAAATTACAGATTCACCTTTTCCATTTTCACGAACATTCGATATGTTAAACACTTACATGAGAGATCATGTAAATCTAGAGTATGGATTCACTCTAGTTAACAAAGAAACGTGGGGCAATATGTATAAGCCTCAAGAAACTACAATTCCATTACTTAATATTAATCCAGTAGATCTACGTAACTCTCCGGATTATACATTGTTATATGGTGTTAAAGTTAAAGACTGTATGGTCAGAATACATTATGAAGATAACAGACGTAAAGGTAGATCTTGGAATATAGAACTTAAAGATAATATGTTTATTATGTTTCCATCAACTAATATGTATTATCTAACCAATAATCAAAAGAATAGTTTAAATTTTGTACAGACAATAACCTATGAATATATCTAATTACTATTGGTATTTTAGTGGTGTGCTTACACCTAGATTCTGTGATGATGTCATAGCTTATGCTAATGAACAAAAAGAAGTTATGGCTAGAACAGGTGGCTACGGTGATAGAAAATTAAAAGAGGATGAGGTTAAAAACATGCAACGTAAAAGAAAATCTGATCTGGTATGGCTCAATGATACCTGGATATATAAGGAATTACATCCATACGTGCATAAAGCAAATAAAATGGCTGGTTGGAACTTTGATTGGGATAGAAGTGAGTCTTGTCAGTTTACGAAATATAAACTAAATCAATACTACGATTGGCACTGTGATAGCTGGGATAAACCTTATGATAAACCAGATACACCAGATCATGGTAAAATCAGAAAACTATCAATGACCTGTCAATTAACAGATGGATCAGAATATAAAGGTGGTGAATTAGAATTTGATTTTAGAAACTACGATCCACATATGCGAGATGAATCAAAGCATAGAATACAATGTAAAGAGATATTACCAAAAGGATCTATCATTGTGTTTCCTAGTTTTGTGTGGCATAGAGTTAA